GTCTAGTGTTCCATTCTGATGACGTGTATGCCTCTGACGAGCAGTGGGAGAATCTCCTATCTGCTATCCAGAGTCCCACCCTAACCCCATCAAGTGTGGTTAAGGGTCTGGCCGTAGTCCATGAGTCTCCACTCAAGCTCCGTATCTCCCTATCGGAAACGACAGGAGATAGTCTGGTCGATTACCAGACGCGGGATAGCAAGAGGGCTCCTCAATCCCCAGGGGTGAAAACCGCCCCTGAGCCAGAGACACTTGTGAACAGCCTGGACGTTCTTTTAGAGCGCACAGTCTGGGCATATGAGAACTGGGACATCCTCTCTGGAACCGTTAAAGGTCTGGAGCAATACATCGTCCCGTTGATGGAAATCAACTGGGAAGATGAACTCAAAGCTGGTGGTCCCTTTCCGGAATCACCAAAAATGGGTAATATCTCCTTAATCCAGGAGGCAGGATTTAAGCTGCGATTTGCAGCCAATCCCTACCGTGTCTACCAAGCTGCTTTGCAGCCGCTTGGGAGGGCGCTGTTTCGTGCGTTGCGACGAATCCGTCAGGATTGTACGTTCGACCATGATTCTGGTGTCCGATTGGTCCAGTCCTGGTTATCTGATGGTTTACCATCAGTGAGTATGGATCTGTCTAATGCGACAGACCGTGCACCCTTGGACTTCCAACTGGAATTTCTTTCCCGTTGCGGTGTACCAACACGATGGCTTCAGTTTCTCAAGTCGACTTGTCGGGGAGACTGGTACTGTAACAACAGTAAGCGTAATAGCTTTAAGGCCAAACGCCTCAGTTGGTCAGTCGGTTCCCCGTTAGGTTTATACCCGACATTCGCTTGTTTCGCCTTGTGGCACCATTGTGTGGTGCAAGCGGCTTTCAAGGAATGTGGTTGGGACGTCAGTAATACTGATGTCCTCCCCTACGTGATCCTAGGTGATGACTTGGTCATCATGGATTACAAAGTCGCCTCGGTCGTCCGCGGCTGGTTCCTCAGTTGGGGTATGCAGGTAAGCGACCATAAAAGTCTCTCATCTGATACCGTGGCTGAGTTTGCTGGCCGAATCATCACCTCATCTGATGTGGTGAGAGGATTCAAGTGGAAAGGCAGAATCAGTGACGAAAGTTTTGTTGCTTTCGCTGCTCAATTCGGTCCACGAAGCTTGCTGATGATGCGTCCACGTCACAAGCGTGTACTTGCATACATCGGGGATTTGCCAGAACCTTATGGCCTGGGGTGGAATCCCTATGGCATACCTTTAGAGGAACGACTCACTCCGCTTATCGAGCGGGTGTGGGAGCGCGATGAGCG